AAATTGAAGAGAGAATTATATTATGTATTACGCAAAACCTAAGATGACAAATAGCCACGACGCAGAAACCTTTACCACTGTTATGGAAGCAGTTAACTATCTTAATACGTACAATGAGATGGGCCCTGAGTATGAGGGTAACGGTAGTGTTGCTAAGTTGCAAGCAGAAGATTGGTGGTTGTTAGGTAAGTTGACTGCACCAAAAGGTTTAGAGTTCAGGAACAACAAAGTAGTGGTGGCTAAATAATGGGTATGATCGCTAGTGTGTTTCGTTCGTCTATTGGGGACTGTTCAATGAATGGTATATCTTCTAATTTCAATGATGTTACTGTCGTTAATGTTGGTGGGCCATTCAGTCCGACCGAAGATCGTCCGGCAGTAATGTTAGTTCAAGGTGCCTTCGAAGGTACTATCAAAGTCGTTCCTGCTGTCCAGATGACAAACGGTACGTACCAAGCAGATGGTCGTTGGTTAATGATGGGTGGTACTTATATTGCTACTTCGGATGGACGTTTCTCTGAGAAGTGTAAAGAGATCACCGGACAACGTCACTACGGTGCGGTTGCTTTCCATGATCGATGTGAGGGATAACAATGTTAACTCATAATGATTCTGCAACTGAACTGTTAACCATCTTGCAAGAAGAATGTGCCGAGGTTATCGTCGAGGTATCTAAGGTCAAACGATTCGGTCAAGAGAAGAAGAACATTGACCGTCTCGCCAAGGAAGTAGGTGACCTAGTCTGTATGATAGAGTTGCTTCAGAATTGGGAAGTAGTGTCTTACAGTGCCGTTGAAGATGCACGGCAAGAAAAGTATAGTAAACTTCGTAGGTGGTCTAACCTATTTAACGATGGAAGTGATGAAGTAAATTATTCGTACACATCCTCACGAACAAGAATATCGGAGAATTAAAGTGAAGAAGGTCAAGTCTATAGCGCGAGCAAATCCCGTAGCGAAGTACGCTCGGAAATTTAATCGTGCCGTTACACATATAGACCGAAAGAAAGAAGCTAAGAAACGTGGTTACCCCGAAGAAACTAATTTAAGTTAGCCCCTTGACAGGCGGCCCCAATATAAGGTATAATAATGATAGTTTCAAAAGAAGTACGTTATGCGATGATTCGTCGAGCAGCATTGAAGATTCAGAAGCATAGTAAGGTTGTCAAGATCGTTAAGTCAAACAAACGTCTTGCTGACGAAGTAGTAGGTCTTGATCGCCAAGACTATAAATCTAATGTACGATGGAAAGATGAAGAGCGATATGTTGATACTCACTTTTCTGATGTATATAAAGCAAACCAAAACGAGGAATGGAATTAATGTCGCAAGAACCTATAGCAAACCTAATTGACTTAGGTCAATACACACGTAACGATGTAGAACTAATCGCACGTGAATTTATGCGCTGTGCATATCTAGAAACTCTAGAAACATTCGCCAAAGAATATGCTTCTTTAGGTGAAGAGGACGAGACACGTAAAAACGTTCTTAGCACACTTGAAGCATTCGAGCATACTATTGCAGTACTCGACGGTAGTGAAGAATTTTTAGAAGCAGTTCATGCTGAACCAGATGCAGCTGCAGAAAATGATTCTGAATTTGAACGTTTTTAAGGAGAACGTATGTTTAATTATGATGAAATAGTAGGAAGACTCAGGGACGGTGTATTACAGGTAACATTTGATAAGGTTAATGGAGAACAACGTATTATGCCTTGCACTCTACAAACCGAATACATGCCTGATATGTCAGAGTCTAAAGTGAACCAAGTGGACGAATTTTCTGTTAACAAATCTGTTATAAGAGCATTCGCAATTGACGCACAATCATGGCGGTCATTCCGTGTTGATAATGTCAAAGCGATTGAGAATATAAATGGATGAGTCGACTAAAGAGAAGTTCCTAACCAAGAAATCATTCTCAGCTATGGTCGAGAGTTTTGTTTTTACTAATAAGATGTCATACATGGATTCCATTGTACATCTCTGTGAAAAGAATGCTCTTGAACTGGAAGACATTAAGAAGTACTTGCTTCCAACCATTGTAGAACACCTTGAGAGTGAAGCACGTCAGTTGAATTTTCTACCAAAACAGAATCAACTAGACGTATAAGTAGTAGTGCCCTTATGGGTAATCTCATACATTGTTTATACATTGTTTATATTTAAGTTATATTTAAGTTAATACTAAAGGAAAATATTATGTCTTTTGCAAATCTAAAATCCAAATCTATGGATATCTCGAAGCTTGTCGCTGAAGCGAATGCCGCATCTGGTCAAGTGTCAAACTCAAACAAATACCAAGACGACCGCAAGTGGAAACCTACCGTTGATGAAGCGGGCAATGGTTACGCTGTAATTCGATTCTTACCTGCTACCGAAGGTCAAGACCTTCCGTGGGTACGTTATTGGGATCACGCCTTCAAAGGCCCCACTGGACAATGGTACATCGAACGTTCACTTACTACCCTAGGTCAGAATGACCCATTAGGTGAGTTGAACTCTCGACTGTGGAATTCCGGTATCGAAGAAGACAAGGAAACTGCTCGTCGGCAGAAACGTCGTCTACACTACGTCACAAACATTCAAGTAATGAATGACCCAGCCAATCCTGCCAATAACGGCAAAACGTTTATCTATGAATTCGGTAAGAAGATCTTTGATAAGATCATGGATCAAATGCAACCAGAATTTCCAGGCGAGACTCCGGTCAATCCTTTTGACTTCTGGACAGGTGCATTCTTCGAATTGAAGATCCGTAATGTTGCGGGCTATAGAAACTACGATAAGTCAGACTTCAAAGCACCCAGTCCGTTTTTAGATGGTGATGAAGTTCAACTTGAAGCAGTGTATAACGGAATGTATGACTTAAACGAGTTCATCATCCCTGACTATGCTGGTGCACACGATCCTAAGTACTTCAAATCTTATGATGAGTTGAAGAACAAGTTGGAGACAGTACTAGGTCTTGCGACTGGTGCAGGGTCTACGCTTAAGAACGAAGCACTAGCACAGTCTGCTGAAGCTGCTCCGGTTCGATCAGCAATTGAACCTACTATTGTTGCAGCGGCAGAACCTGTTGCAGGGATTGTAGCTAAGGAAGAAGATGATACGTTGTCTTACTTCGCGCAGATGGCTGCGGAAGACTAGGTAGTAAGGTAGTTAATAAGGGGACTCTTCGGAGTCCCTTTTTTTATGCTGTTCTAGAACCTGCCAGATCATTGAAATCAGTAGTAGATAGTCGAGCACCTACGATACTTGTATTGCTACTGCTGCTATTATTACTAGTCTGTACAGGTGCGAATACTGCCGCAGAAAGTGGACTATTAATTGCGGATTGTTCTGTAACTAATCTACTGACATTTCCTGCTGAAGTAGATTTCTGTTGTTGCCCCGAAGAGTTAGACGCTATCTGAGTTCCTGCTGACGCAACACTAGTCATCATCTGCACATCTTCGTTAGAGAAAGAGTTTAGGCCCGGCGAGAAGTCAAGTCTCTTCTGACCATCAAACCAACCTTCACCAACTACATAAGGTTTTCCATCTGTCGTTCCCATACCTTTCATTGCAGCCAGCATAGGTATTGCATATGCCATCGTCTTACCGAAATCTGCTATAGAATCGTTAACGTCATCAAAGTCGACACTAATAAGTCTATCCAGAGAATCCGCAAGACCATCGATAACACCAGATATATTTCCAATTCCTGTAAGGTTGGCAGCATTCAATGTGGATAGTGGTTGCAGACTCTTATATATTTTAGTGAAGATATCATCCTTGTCGTCACTAGTAAACAATCCACTAACAAAATCTATGACACTAGCGATACCCTTGCCACCCATTAGAGCGACCATGCCTCCACCTAGTGCTGCCATTCCTGCACCGACAGCAATAAGGTTACCACCATCCAGTTCAGTGAGAGGTGCAAGACCAATCGCCATGTTTCCTAACATTGTAGCTACGCCACTACCATCTACACCTGCCGCGGCAGCAACATCAAATGCAGCAAAGAATAATGCTAGTCCAGTACCTAGTAGAGGAAGACCGACAACAGCTGCACTACCGAATGCACTACCGAATGCAATAAGACCGCCTAGTGCTAATAGTGACTTACCACTAAATGCATTGAGTCCTTCACCTAGACCTACCATCATGTCCTTGAGTGAAGAACCATCGGTATCCAACATTGCCGCTCCTTTGTCGCCTAATGCTAGACCAGCAAAGAATGCTCCAAGACCAGCACCAAAGAATCCCATCTTGAGGGCACCCTTCATACTACCAAACTTTGCGCCTATTGCAGCTGCCGCACCCATTGCAAGCAGTCCTTTTGCTGGCGTCTCTGCGAATGCTTCGCCAAGAGTAATCATGTTCTTCTTGGTAGCCTGCATGTCGGCACCAATCATCGCCTGTGCTTTATCACCAAGAGCCAACCCAGTAAAGAATGCACCGATACCAAAACCTAATGCGCCCAGAGTTGCGACCGCACCAAGTCCTTTCATAGCGAAACCTAGACCAGCACCAACACCTGCTCCAACACCTTTACCGGCAGACTCTTTGAAACTTCCACCCTTGCCACCCTTGGTATTCTTTTCAATAGAACCTAATGCACCAAGCAGTTTGCTATCATTAATTTTATCATCTCTTTTTTGTTCGAGATCATCACCAGAACTGTCTTCGCTTTTATCACCTACCAGTACTCTGAGGATATTGTTCGAGACCTCCAGCATAGGTCTGTGCACATGTTCCATAAAGTTAAGCTTCGACTCAAGTCTACTGGTGATCTGTTCTTCGTTGATCACCTTAACTTTTTGAAACAGCTTCTCGTGCGCGAGACCAAGAGCATCAGCTTCATCGCGTAGCGCTACCGTTAGTTTTCTAATGCTCATTGCTTATCCTTTCTGTTTGGCTCTCTGATTCTTCTCATTGATATCGTCAACTAACATCGTTAAGTAAATCTCTCTCTCCCAAGGTATCATTCCTTCTACCTCATCCAACGAGTAATTAAAATTATTTAGTAGTTGGAAGTTGACTTGGTAGTAATTGGCTAGGGTATCATGAGAGAGATTGATCAAAAAAAATCGTCAAGTCCTTTCAGTGTTTTCTTATTATTATGGCCGCATGATGTACATACGAATTCTAAGTCTTGGGTCAATGCCGGTATCGATCCAGCAAAGGCAGAAACGTTTCCGAACTGTTCGGTAGTCATTGACTCCAAGAAGTCTATAATTTCTTCTTGTGGTTCATCTTTAATAGCGAACTTTTCTTCTTCGGTCATAACCGAATCTAAACAAGTGACGATGAGTTGAAGTAACGCTTCGGTCGTAGTCTTGCTGTCCAGAAGAATTTGATTAGCTAAGAATTCCTCGTAGGTCGGGAACTTCATCTTAACAGAAATCTCTTCGGTGATTGGTATCACCATCTCAGGCAAATCACCCTTGACCTCTACTTCATCTAGTTCAACCTTTACTTCGTTATCAACACTACACTCTTCACAAGGTATCAGTATATCTGCAATTTCACCTACAGACTTAGCACGTATCTTAGTGAACATGTAATCTACATCGAATGTAGTTAGAGATCCACTAATAGGTTCTTCTACACATGCCTCGATGGTTCTTATAACTGCTCTGACTAAGTCATGTCGGTTCTGCGCCTCGAATGCTATGAGGAGGTTTTTTTGTTCCTTTACAAGGAATGGTCTGTAGACCACGCTCTTACCTGTAGAGGGAATTTTCATTTCATATGTTGGTGCGTCATTCAGTTTTGGTAATGCCATTATTTAATCCTAATTGTATAATTTAAAATATAGATCCTAGACTTAGTGTGATATCACCTAGGCCCCTTTCATCTTTTATCACTTTCCATTTGGTGTACGAGAACTGTATTGTACACTCAACTAGTTGTCCGTCGTTACTTAGTTCGATAGTGCTCATGGTAGTAGGGAATGCATCCTCTAGTACGATACTGTATATAGAGGCACCCAGTAGATCAAAATCTATACTCAGAGGGCCTAGATCGAAACCAACTCGCATTATAGGTTTTCTTAGTTGGTGTATCTTGATAGGTGCGACGTAATTGTCTTTGTACCCAACTGAACCTTCGGCTAGAGGTTTGGCTTTGATTTTTTCCTCTTCATCTTTGACATCTGCTGCGGTTTTACCTTTACCCTCTTTCTTCTCTGCTGGAGGCGGCGGTGGCGGTACCACATGTTCACCTACCATTGCCCGACACCATGAATCAAAATACTTCTTCACTCCGTAGTCGTTCAATGCATAAAATGTCATAGACACATCTTCTACTGCGAATCCGTTAACAACCTTCTCGTTGAAGATACCCATCTGTCTGTCTAAGGTTAGTATCTGTTTTCCAGGCATGTTAACACTCTTACATAGAATATTAGCAGTCTTCGCACTCATGCCCGTAAGTTTAGTAACGGTACCGCCATCTACGGCAACGCCTACTTGGGTAGGCATCTCTACTGAATACGTATTAGCCATCGCCATACCATTCTTCGATATCAGACTACCTTTTAATTGTTCTATTCCTGCCATCGGTTATCCACCTATCTTTTTCTTGGAGTCAGCGTATACTTTCTTAGAGTTAGACTTCTTGAATTGTGCGGTCGGTAGGAATGTAGCGATC